CATCGATGTTACCATTTGGAATTGGTAAGGGTGTTAAGATGGCAGCGCCCGTTGTTGCAAAAGCTGCAGAGATATCAGGACCAGCATTAGCTAAACTTGTAGAAACAGTTATGTCAGCAGGTAAATTACTTTCTGTAACAGGCAGAAGAGTAAAAGAAATGGTGACTAAAAAGAAATTAGGAAAAGTAGAAGTTGAAGAAGATATTGCAGAGGGCAGTTACATAATTAAAAAAGATGGCAAAGAGATTTATTACAAACCTGGAAGAATGGATGAAACTGGCGGAATTGATGACGACATCATAGAAGTTATTGAAAAAAGAGTTAAAAAAGCAGGCGGTGGTATCGGTTATATGTTAGGAGAATAATGAAGTTCGGTCCTAAAGAAATAAAACAATTAAACGAATATCTACGAACAGGTAGAAATAAAAAAAGAGAATTTTTAGGTGGTAATATAACTTTTGCATCTGACCTGGTTAATCCAGATCCTAGACAAGATGTTATAGAAATAGATGCAATCAATTCATTCATGAAACGTAACCCAATGGCCGGTGGTGGTATGTTAGTGCAACCAGGTTTTGGTGGCACGAGGCAGGGATACAAAAAAGATGGTTTTAATAAAATGAATTTAGAAAGAAGATTAAAAGCATACGATGACCTTAAAAAAACTTATGGAAAAAAAATAATCGAAGATGCATTTAAAAAAGATTATGGAACTTCTTTTGAAAAAATAGCTGGAAAAAAAGAATATAAAGGAAGAACAGTTACAAATATAATTGATGGTTTTAAAAAAAAGATAAAAGGTATAAACAGGTCGTCAGCTACTAGTCCTATATACAACGAAAAAACTGGACACATATATAAAACATCAAATAGATTTGGAACTTTTTACAGTCAAACACCTGGTAAAAATCAATACGCACCTATGCGTAGTTTAGAGGATGTTCAAAAAGCAATCGATAACGCACCACAGATAGAGATAGATGGTAAATTATTTGATCAAAATCCAAAAGACTTAACAGGTAGAAGTGAGTTTTCTGGTAAGGAAATTATTACTAGAAAAGAATACGAAAAATATAAAGATAAATTAAAAATTAAAGGAGCTGGTAAAAAAAGAATAGTTCCTGTAACGCAAGCTTATTACGATCGAAGAGCTAGAGAATTAGCAAAATCTAATCCTACTATTTTAAAAAAATTATCTGGTAAAGGTGGCTATCAGTTATCTCACTTATCTTTATCTGAATTAGATAGTTTAAAAAATTTAGGGTACCTACCAGCAGAAATAAATTTAAAACAATATTTTCCTTTTGAGAAAAAAATAGTTGAGATATCTCAACAAGTTTATGAAACTCAAAATAATAAAAAATTATCTATAGAAGAGAAACGTGCTAAGATTGCAGAACTTCAAAAAAAAGATAGGGCATTAAGAAAACAATTTCCTGAATTTGCAAAAACAAAAGCCAGATTAAATGTCAGAGCAACAGGTTTAGATTCTAGTGGATTAATGATTAAAGAAAAATTACCTGACCCCAGTATTGCGATTGCACCAACAGAAGCAGGAACACAATTAAAAGGAACAGCAATTGGTTCTGAAAAAGGAAAAGCATTATTAGATTTTGGAAAAAATAATCTTCAAAAACTTGCAGCCATTGGCTGTCCTGGTAAAGCTATGGGTGGTCGTATTGGATTTTTTGAAGGACAAAATTTAAATGCGTGTGCTGCAAGAGGTTTGGACAAACTACAAACAACAGACATAAAAAAATTAACGCCTGGTGATAAGGCAAACGTTAAAGCTATCACTAAAACTGTTCAAGGTGGAAGAATATTAAAAAATGTTCTAGGTCCAGGGGCCCTGGCTTTTGAAGGATTGTTTGCAGCTCCGTTTGCTGCATATGATTTTGCAAGAGGAAGACCTGGAGAAGATATATTTAAAAATGCTTTATCTCTAGGATTGTTAGATCAAAAACTTACCGATGCTGAATTAAGAAAAATATTTCCAGAGTATGGTCAGGCAGAAAATTTACAAAACATCGGAGATAGATTAACAAATTTAGAAAGATTACAAAAAGGAACTAGAGGTCAAAAATTAAGAAGCAAGCCAAAGTTTGAAAAGACAGAAGAACAATTTGAAACTGCTTTACAATCTTTTTTAGATACAGGCGATCCACAGAAAGCTTTTTTAGAAAACATAAAGAAAAGTCAAGATGCAGAAAAAGAATTAGATAGACAGTATAATATTAGAAAACAAAATAGAACTACTCAATTTGATCTAAGCGATCCTTTTATGGCAGCAAAAGGTGGCCGTGCAGGTTTTGCGAGCGGCACGGGTGGTTATGATAAACCAAGTCATAGACAATATCTAAAAGATATAGAATCAGATCTACATAGATCTTTTAAAAGATATAAAAGAATCTATGGAGGTAAAATGAAATTTAATCAATATGCACCAAAATTTTTAAAAGAGAATTTAGCAAGCGGTGGTTTAGCAGGAATTAAGTCAGGTCCACCACCAGAAAAAGGACCAAACTCACAAGGGTTGCTATCATTAATGAAACGTGGTATGAAAATATAGGAGTATTAAATGGCAGATATAGATAAAGGACTCCCGAATACTAGAACTAAAATTGACATCCCTTCAGATGAAGAGATGGCAGAAGAAGTTAATGTTCAGGAACCAGAAGAACAAAAAGGCCCTGTAGAGGTCATACCAGAGGAAGATGGTGGTGCAACTTTAGACTTTAATCCAGGAGCTATAAACACACCTGGAACAGAATCACATTTTGATAATTTAGCAGATATTTTACCGGAAGAAAATTTAGAACCAATTGGAAATGAAATGGTTCAAAATTATATGGATTACAAATCTTCTAGAAAAGATTGGGAAAGCTCTTACACAAGTGGGTTAGATCTTTTAGGATTTAAATATGAAAATAGAACAGAACCTTTTCAAGGAGCTAGTGGTGCAACACACCCAGTTCTTGCAGAAGCAGTAACACAGTTTCAAGCTCAAGCATACAAAGAATTATTACCTGCAGATGGACCAGTGAGAACACAAATCATTGGTCTTAAAAATATTGGAACAGAACAACAATCTGAACGCGTAAAAGAATACATGAATTATTTAATTATGGATCAAATGAAAGAATATGAATCAGAGTTTGATTCTATGTTATTTCATTTACCATTAGCTGGATCAACATTTAAAAAAGTTTACTATGATGTGCCTATGGCTAGAGTAGTATCTAAGTTTGTACCAGCAGATGAATTAATCGTTCCGTACACAGCTACCTCATTAGATGATGCGGAAGCGATTATTCATGTTGTAAAAATTTCAGAAAATGAATTAAGAAAACAACAAGTTAATGGATTCTATACTGATGTAGAGTTAGGACCTCCAGGAACAGATGTAAATGGAGAACTTGAAAAAAAAGAACGTGAATTAGAAGGCACAAAAAAAACAGGTAAGAATGAACCTGTATACACTTTGTTAGAGTGTCATGTTAATCTAGACTTAGAAGGTTTTGAAGATGTTGGATCAAATGGTGAACCAACAGGAATAAAATTACCTTACATCGTAACAGTTGAAGAAGGTAGTAGGAAAGTTCTTTCTATCAGAAGGAACTACGCGCCCAATGATCTAAAGAAAAATAAGATCCAATACTTTGTCCATTTTAAATTTCTGCCAGGACTAGGATTTTATGGCTTTGGACTCATTCATATGATTGGCGGACTGAGTCGTACGGCAACGGCGGCTCTCCGTCAATTATTAGACGCTGGTACTTTATCGAACTTACCTGCAGGATTTAAACAAAGAGGAGTTAGAGTTAGAGATGAAGCATCACCAATACAACCAGGTGAATTTAAAGATGTAGATGCACCAGGTGGTAATTTAAGAGATGCTTTTTTTCCATTACCATACAAAGAACCTTCACCAACATTATTAAATTTATTAGGTGTTGTAGTATCAGCTGGTCAAAGATTCGCGGCTATTGCTGATATGCAAGTTGGTGATGGAAACCAAGGCGCTGCAGTTGGAACAACAATCGCACTTCTTGAACGTGGCTCACGTGTTATGTCTGCAATACATAAAAGATGTTATGCAGCGATGAAGTCAGAATTTAAATTATTATCTAAAGTAGTTGCACAATATTTACCCCCTGAATATCCATACGACGTTGTAGGTGGACAAAGAAATATTAAACAAACAGATTTTGATGACAGAATAGATATCGTGCCAGTAGCTGATCCTAATATATTTTCTATGTCACAAAGAATTACACTTGCACAAACACAATTACAAATTGCAACATCAAATCCACAGTTACATAACATGTATCAAATTTATAGAAACATGTATGATGCAATTGGTGTTAAAAATGTAGATGCAGTTCTACCTCCCCCAGCACCAACGGCACCGATGGACCCAAGTTTAGAACACATTAATGCATTAGGTGGCAAACCTTTTCAAGCTTTCCCTGGTCAAGATCATAGAGCACATATAACTGCTCACTTAAATTTTATGTCAACTAATATTGTAAGAAATAATCCGGCTGTTATGGCTGCAATACAAAAAAATATTTTAGAACATATTAGTTTAATGGCACAAGAACAAGTTCAATTAGAGTTTAGAGAGCAAATGCAACAGATGATGATGTTACAACAGCAATCAACAATGAATCCACAAGCTCAACAACAACTTCAAGCATTGACAAATGAGATTGAAGCGAGAAAATCAGTGTTAGTTGCAGAAATGACAGAAGAATTTATGCAAGAAGAGAAAAAAATTACGTCACAATTTGATTCTGACCCTCTTTTAAAGTTAAAATCACGTGAGGTTGACCTACGTGCTATGGAAAATGAACGTAAAAAGATGAATGACGAGGCAACACAAGACCTAAACAGAGCAAAATTAATGCAAGCACAAGAAATTGCAGAAGATAAGATGGAACAAAACGAAGATTTAGCAAAATTACGTGCTGGAGTCAGTCTTGCAAAGTCTGGTGTACAACAAGCGCAAGTTATGGTAGAGGATAATTAATAAAAGGAGCAAAAAATGCAAAAACTAGACAAAATACAAGAAGTTAAAGTTGCAGAACAACAAGTTGAGATTGATCCTAGATCAAAAACAACTGCTGACAAAGCTTTTAACTATATTGGCACTGGTGGACCTGAAGAAGAAGTACAAGGTCAAGGTGCAGTGTTAGCAGAAAAGAAAAGAAAATCTAAGGCTTACTAATTATGTGGTTATCGGCAATAAAATTAGCCGTTTCTGCTGGAAGTAAGATTTACGCTAACAAGCAGAGAACGAAAATGGCTATGTCAGATGCACAGCTTATGCACGCATCTCGTATGGCCGAAGGTAAGGAAGCTTACCAAGGAAAA